CGAGTTACTCAAGGCTTTCTCTAGCTTCTTCTTGAGCGCAACCTTATTGTCGAGTTATGCGATTTTGGCGATATCCTCGTTCTTCTATTATTTAGCCGTCTGTTTGGCCTATTCTGCTAGTTTGGTCAAGTATCTGTCCTAAGATACGTATGCGTGGAATCCTTCGTTTTCAGGCAATACGTAGATGTCCGCGTCTTCTTTGAGGTCGGTGGTTACGACAATGTCCAATTATTTCATGAACTCTCTAAAGGCTAAGAATTCGACGGGAGAATCAGTATTCAATCTAACGTCGACTCTTCTTACTCTAGTCTGACCAAAGACTAGATCTTCCCAGTAGCATACTCGATTTTAATTCTTATCTTCTGGGAGTTTGGCTCTTAAGCAAGAGGATGGGTACATTAATTTTCTACCCTAATGAGTAACAGTAGCAGGGGAAAATGCTTATTTGCTTAATTCTGCATACATAAGTCCAACGAATGCAGCAGCTGCTTAAAAAACGGATTCTGGATTTTCCGATTCTTAGAATACTTCATCCATTATTTACATTTTCTTTACTGGCCCCTCGGCTCCAACGAATGCCCATAATCCCATAGATAGACAGTAATCCATATGGACGGTATCTCTCTTACCGAAATATTAAGTATTAAAATCTGGGCAGGAGTACAATTTTCTACCTCCTCTAGTTTCGCTGGTAAATCTCAAGTGGATTTACTATTATTTCATATCTTGTTTTCCTGAAATTGATGACAAGAATCTTCTGAGGTAAGATTATGCTTGTCTTTATCTACCTTCAAATTCTTCCCTAATTTGATCTGCTAAGGTAGTCGGTATAAAAGCCCATTCGAATAACCACAAACAAATACCGAAGAATAGCTTTATGCAGAATATGACGCATCTGTATGAGACCCAGAAGAACGTATAATAGAAGGCTAAAGCTACTAAGAAACATAGAACTAAGAAAAATGGAAACATGATCTTGAGCAGCAAGAATCCACATTACCCTAGTAATATGTAGAAGAAAATGGTGTTTAAGTACGACAACACCTATGAGGCCAAGAATATACACAGAACACAAAAACCCTGTAAATGTATACTCAAATCAAAGTACCTACCTTTATTTCCTAGCATGACCAGCATCAAGTTCCACCAAATAACAGTTCTAGCGGAAACATACTAATAATAGGTGACGTAAATTATGATTAAGACAGCCTCAGTGAAGCCAGTATAGGTAGCAACGTTTTGTTACCTAGTCTGTCTTCGTTGAGAACTACCGATAACGAATTTTCTATTTACTGATTTAACAGTTTGTTACATACTTACAACTAATTCTTGAATGTAAGCAGCGAAAGCAAAGACAAAGTTAAAAATAGTGTTAGGAATTGAGTTATGAGTTCTCGTCTACTTGGCGGTCAATGACACCGCGGGCAGACATAGCTAGGTCAGGCGTCCTAGCTCCCCTGGTTCGCTGTCGATCTCGGGTATCCGTTACCAACAAGTTGTTAGACCTTAAGCTAACTTCTGATTGGCCAAAATATACGTATAGATGTCAGTTCCAAAAGGCCTAATTAAAGACCGATAAGATTCACAGAGCGGATTGAAGCCGGCAGCGCG